TTTTTAAAAAAAAGTTATAATTAAAAAAAAATATTAATAAGGGGTATAAGAAGAGAGGGGGGGGTGGGGGTGTAAGGTAAAAGATTTTGTTTTAAGCAGTTTATGATGATATTGAAAAAATATATTTATATTTGTTGGATAAAATAAATTATTAATTTAAAAAAAGTTATTATGAAAAAGTTAGATTATTTAAAGGAATTGGTAGAGGCAGGGAAGCTGTCTGATAATGCTAGTGATAAGGATTTCACTTATGAGGAGTTAAAAGGTCTTTATAAGGAGATGAGGAAAGAGGAGGAGTTGGTAAAGGAGATAAATGTAAAGGGGGAGGAAGTTATTGATGGCAAAAAGGATAATATTGAGGTTATCTCTGGGTATTTAGATAAAGATACTTCGAGAGAGCCAGATACTAAGTTAGAGGAAGACAGTCCGAAAGCTCCGGACTATTTAAAGGAGGGTAAGGAGCAGACTGCCGTTTTAAACGAGATGCAGGCTAAGTCAGAGGCATTACCAAAGGATGTTAAGCAGATTGGTACGAGTGATTGGAAGTTGATTAGTATGGTTTTGATACGATTAGATAATTACAGGCATGTTGTAAAAGCAATGGAGTATAATGGTGGTGTTATAATGCAGTTTACGGAGAGTTATGGTAGTAGTTTAAGTGTAAGTACGCTTAATCTTCCTGGTCATAGATTGATAAAGGATACTGATGATACTTGGAAATTACAATAGTTATGAATTTAAAAGGAGTAAGTACGAGTGTTATAATGGATTTTATAACAACGACATCAAGTATTGCGAAGGAGACGGGTGAATTAGCGAGTGTTTTGGCGCATGCTGAAGGATCTGGTAGGTATGTTAAAAATCATTTTAAGACGGAGATAAGAGAGTTGATAGATATTAGCAATGATTATACGGAGAAGCACAATATGTTACATAGGGAATTTAATAACAGGATGCATAAGACTTTGGGGACAAAGAAGAATGTGTTACAGGTTGGTCATTATGTAGACAAGTTAGTTAAAGGTAATAGGGAAGCATTTTTAACAGATGAGCAGTATGCGGAGTATAAGCAGAGGGAAAAGATAGCGAATGCTGCAGCAAAAACAACTGCTAAAAAGGACAATCCGAAAAAAGTTGCTAAGGTAATGAAGCTGAAAAAGAGTGAATAATGTATTTAGTTGAATTAGGTTCTGATGGTTTGGTTAAGGTAGACGGTCCTAATGATGGTGTTAGAGCTATAAAAGAGTTTCGGGATATTCTAAATGACAAAAAGTTAGGTATAGAATGTTTCACTTGTATAGCTTTAGTTGTAGACCATTTAACGAGTATTCGTTATTATACGGATAAGGATCGGCCAAAAAAGGCAATGGGTATTGTTATGAGTAATCGTAGTGCTTTTGTTTGGAATCAGAATAAAATTCAAGCAGCTTTAAATAAGTATGATGAATTACAGTATAATCCGGTGTTGGAGCAGAAGCAGTTATTAATGCAGATGCAGATGGATAAGCTGAATGAAATCAAGGTAGAAAAGGACAATGAAAAAAAAGTAAATTTATTTAAGCAATTAAATACGATAAAGGAGCTTATAAATAATTTTAACAAGGAGTATTCGGATATAGATCCTTATGCCGAAGGACCCGTTAAGAATGGTTATTCATTAAGCAGACTAGAAGAGAAGCTAGATGATAAGAGTAGTTTTTATCATACTAGAAAGATTAGGATACAAAAGAAGAAGAAGAAAAATAAAGTTAGTTAATTGTATAGATTAGTTTTGTTTTTTTAAGTTAATGTTGATGAGATATAGTTAGTTTTTATCTGACTTTTCTAACTATGTTTCTTGAGGTGGTTGAGGGGGTGCCTCCCCTCAGTCGCTTCTTTTAAAATATATCGCACCGTAGAGCAGATGGTCAGCTCGGTGGGCTCATAACTCACAGGTCGCAGGTTCGAGTCCTGTCGGTGCTACTAAGTAGAATAATATATGTCGCATATTAATCAAGACGGTTTTGAGTTTACGGTAGATACTACTGGAGATTTTGATGCTAGGTTATATTCTCCTATGAAATATGAGAAGGTACCAGATTTAAAAAGGGGTACTATTGCGTATGATGATTATTGGGATGAACAGGATAGGCGTTGTTTAGAGGGTTATGCTCCTAAAGGGATGCCGAGAATAACAGGGCGACATTATTTTTATTTAAACTTTTTCAATATACGTTTATTGGAAGAGGGTGCAAAAAGGAAAACATTTGGTCTACCACATTATAGAGTGTTAGACCATTTTAATGTTTTTAGAGATAGAGTTAGCNTTAAAAAAGGGTTATGGTTTAATCATTGGTAAGCCAAGACGTGTAGGGTTGAGTTATTTAGGTGCGCTTAATATTACTTATGAATTAATCTTCTTTAAGGACAATGAAGTTGCAGTAGGGGCGTTTAAAGATGATAAGGCAAAACCGTTAATGGATAAGGTTTATAAGGCACTACAACTGCTAAGGGAAGAGTATAGAGTTGGTATAAGAAAGACAAAAGACACTATAAAAATACAGTATGACCTTACAGAAAATAAAGTTAAGACAGAGCAGGGTATTGGAAGTCAATTAGATGTAAAAACATTTTTTAGTGATCCATCAGCTTTTGAGGGTGGTAGTTATTCTTTCTTTATTTTTGAAGAAATTGGGTTACAAGAAAATTTAATTAAGTCTTATAAAGCTTCTGAATTTTGTTTTATGGAGGGTGGTATACAATTTGGGTTACCTATGTTGTATGGTACAGCTGGAGAAGTTGATAAAGGTTCAAGGGATTATGAGATTATGTGGAAAAATCCACGTTCATATAATTTAAAGAAATTGTTTATTCCGGCTTACATGCATTATCCAGGAGTATCAGATGATGAAAATGCGGATGCAGATGAAGAGAGTGTAAACTTCTTTGATATAAGAACTGGTAGGACAGACGAGAAAGCCGCTTTAAATCATATTAAGAAAAGACGTTTAAGAGCCTTAAAGTCAAAAGAGGGATATATTAAAGAAATCCAATCAAGACCTATAGAGGAGAAAGATTTATTTTTAAAGACAAGTGGTGGTCTTTTGGATAGGATTAAAATCAATGCGCAACTAAGGTTAATTGATAGTGACCAATCTCCATATAAGCCTGTACGTGGGCGTTTAGAGTGGGTTGACAATGATGTTGCTCAAAGTTTATTAAGACGCTGTACAAACACTAAGGAGAAGTGTAAAGTAAGATTAGAGAGAGGTTCTACTGTTAAGTTTGTTGAAGATGAACAAGGTACGATTATGAAGATACTAGATCCGATAAAAGGATATTCAGGATTAGGGCAACATCCAGACATTGCCGGAACTGATAGTTATGATGAAGAGGGCCTTGAGGGAGCTAGTAGGGTTTCTAATGGTTGTACTATTGTTTATAGGACTTTTAGTGGAATGTCAAGAGAATATGATTTACCTGTGGCTTATGTTTATGAGAGAGGGGATGGCACCAGTGAAGATACATTTTATGAAAACAGTTTAAAGATTTGTATTTATTATGGTTGTCAAACATTGATTGAGTATACTAAAATTTTAATTATTAATTATTTCATTGATATTGGTGCAGAAGAATATTTAAAAGAAAATCCAGATTTACGTTCAGAATTAGTTGCTAAAAAAGGTCGTAATAAGTATGGTTTTAAAATGACTGCTGGCAGTAAAGGCAGTAAAGAGTTAGCTACAAAATTATTAAAATTAGAAGTTAAAGACAATATTCATAAGTATTGGTTTTCTGAAATATTAATTGATTTAATTGATTATGGAGATAAGAATACAGATATTGCTATGGCACTTGCTTTAGCTTTAGTTTACAAGTTAGATTACTTTGATTCTATTTCGGATGATTTAGATAGTCTTGATGATGTAAGTATTGATGATGTTTTAGCTTCTTTTGGTACAGAAACTTGGGGAACAGATGAATTTGGGAACCTTTCTGTAAATATTTTAGGAGAAAAATCAAGTTTAAATATTGATAAATTTGACCCACGATTACATTTAGAGGGTAAAGAAAGAGAAGAATATCTTACCTTTGAAGCTGAGAAGCGAAAAGTAATTGAAGAAACTAGAAAAAAAAGGTTAGAGGATGAAACACGTAGATTAAAACAAGATCCTTTTATTAATGATATTGAAAAAGAGATTGATAAAAGAGCTCGATTAACACAAGAGTAAAATGGCTTATAGAGAATTTGAATTACCCGAACAGCGTCTACCAGAAACAAAGTGGACTAAAGATTACTACAAAGAGCATGCTCAACTTATGGTTTCTTATTTAAGTAATAGAGGCTTTGAAAGTAGGCATATAGAAAAGACTAAATATGTTAAAGCTTATTTATGTGAATTAACACCCGAAGAAGAAAAGGTTTCAAAAAAAACAACTGCTCAATATGGATTTGATATGGGTATTGAGTATGAGGTTTATCCTTTAATAGAAACAATGGTTGACCAATTAGTGGGAGATTATTTATCAAGACCTTTAAAGAGGAAGCTTTATGCTATTAATAAAGATGCTATAAATAAAAAATTAGACACTAAGAATAACTATATAACTGAAGAGATTACAAGAGAGCTTAATGCCGATTTAAAAAAAGAGTTAGGTTTTGAATTAGAAACTGAACATCCCGAAATTGACTTACCAGATAATATTGAAGAATTCTTCTCTAAAAGTTTTAAAACGAAAGAAGAAGAAGAGGGGGATGATATTATAACTCAATTTTTAAAAGTTGATAAAAATGAAGCAAAGCTTAAAGCTTTATTATATGATTATTTATTAACAGAAGAAGCTCATGCTTATATTGACGATAAGGATGGCAGACCGACACTTGTAAGAAGTAAATTCAATCATACTTATGTTGATTTAGATCCAGATAAAGAAGTTCAAGATGATGTTAATCTTTTTGCTTTAAGTCAACCTTTCACTAAAAATGAAATATTAAATAGATTTGAATTATCTAAAAAAGACAAAGATAAAGTTGATGATATTTTTAGAGATATGAAAGAAGGCAAGTTAAATGATGCTGATATTTTACAAAACGATGAATACGCTACAACAGACTCTGGTCTTAGTTATAGAGGTTGGTTTGATGTAAGTAACAAGAGAGATCGTTTAAGAGCAGTTGTTATGACGTGGCGCTCTCGTAAGGATATGCGTTATTTAGTTCATGTTAATAAGATTACTGGTAAAGAAGAATGGAAATTGTTACCAAAAGATTATAAACCTAGAAAACGAGATAATATTAAAAAAACTTCTGTTGAGGTTATTCGTTATGTAAAAATGTTAGGACCAGAAATTATTTTAGATTATGGTATTGATAAAAATCGTTTAAGCCCTGTTGATAATAAGAAAAAAACAAACATTACTGCTGTTTCATTAGTTGGTAAAAATGTTTATAGTTCTAAATCTATTAGGTCTGTGGCCGCAAAGTTGTATAAGTTACAAAAGTTTGCTTCTGATATTTTGTATCAATTAAAATTAGCAAGTAAAAATGATATGGGTAGAGTTGCTATTTACGATTCTGCTCAAATACCAAAACAATTTTTAAGTTCTCATGGAAAAAATGCTTTAAACAGAGTTATGTATCATATGAAGAAAGATCGTATGATGATTATTAATTCAAAAGATAAAGCAAGTAGACATGCTTTTAATCAGTTTACTTCTGTAGATATGAGTAATAGAGGCCAAACACAAGACCTTGTTAACACTTTACTTTTAATAGAAGATTTAGCTAGAACGATTACAGGAATACCTAAAGAAAGACAAGGCGATGTAAGCCCTTACCAAACAGCTACAGGTGTAAATAGAGCTATTTTAGCCTCTAATGCACGTACAGAGGTAGATTATTATCCTTTTGATATGTTTGTGTCAGAAATTTTAAATAAGGTGCTTATGAGGTCTAAGGCTACTTATAAAGAGGGAGAGGTTTATAATCTCATTTTTGGCGATATGCAGAGCAAATTCTTTAAGATTAGTAATGAATATTTAAATACTGATTTAGGTATTTATATGGGGGATAGTGCTAAAGAACAAAAAAGTAAAGATATTATTGATAGAGGAGCCGAAGTTTTATTTGGAAATGCTCAAGAGCCAGAATTAATTAAAAATCTTATCGAAGTTTTAGATGCAGAATTTGCTAGTGAATCTAAAGCTATTTTAGAGAAAGGTGTTAAAGCTTTAAATTTAATTCAAGAGAAAAATCAAAAAGCGGCTCAAGAAGCACAACAAGCTGAACAAGAATTAAAAAAAGCAGAGGCTCAAGAGAAATCTACTTTAGAAAGAGAGCGTTTAAAAAACAATTTAGATGTAGCGGCTATTTACGCCAATCAAAAAACTTTTGGAGATACTTTAAAAGCAGAATCAGCAGAAAATATGAAGTCAGCAGAGCTTTCTGTTAAGCATGCTATAGAGCAATTAAAGGCTGAAAAAAAAGAACATAGTGCTAATTAAAAATATTTATTTAAATTTGTATAAAATAAAATCAGAAAAATTATGGAAGGAAGTACACAGACACAACAAAATGTAGGCCCAGATGGTTTACCCGTTATTAACGATGATTTTTTCGCTAAAGAAGATCAAGCTTTAGAGGATGAATTTCAAAATGCGTTTGTTAATGGACAGGAAGCCGAACAGCAAGCGCAAAGCCAACAAGCTCAAGCAGACCCTAAAAAAAATGAAGAGGGAGCTAATGATGGTGATGAAGAGTTTAAGTTTGATGAAAGTTTAGCAGAAGCCGAAGCTAAAGAACTTGAAGAAATTAATTCTCGTTTCAACACAGATTATAAAACTTTAAAAGAGTTTAATGATACTGTACAGAAAAAAGATACTTCAGTTAGTGAAGAAGAGAGAACTTATCAAGATAATACACAAGTTATTGAAGATTTAAATAGTTATATTGCTATGGATTCAAAAACTTTAATGCGTGAGAAATTATTAGTTACAGCTCAACAAAATGGTAAGGATGTTAAGTCTCCAGAAGTAATTGAAGAAGTTGAATTGTCTTTAGAAAAATGGGAAGATAATGATACACTTGATTTACGAGCTGATTCTTTAAAAGCTGAATTAAGAGGTCAGATTAAAGAAAAAACTTTATATAATCAAAATTATCAGGAAAAGAAAAATAGTTTACAACAACAAAAAGAAGAAGAAAGAAAGAAAAGTGTTAATCAAGCCGTAACAACTGCTTTTAAAGAACACAAAGATGAGTTTTTTGGTGTAAAGACAACAAAACAAGATTACGTTGATGCTTTAAAAAACATCAATAACAATAAATTAATTAATCATATTAAGAACAATCCAAGAGATGCTGTAGATTTGGAACTTTTTCTTAAATATCGAAATGTGATATCTAAGAAAACAGGTGGTCCAACATATAGCGATGGTGTGAAGGATACTTACAACGAATTAAATGGTCGTAAGGGAGCTTCTACACAAAACGCTACAGGTGGCTCGGAGAGTCAATTAAGTAATGCGGGTGGTTCTAGTTTGGTAGATGATTTTGTAAAATAATTCAGGCAAGGCTAGAATTAACAAAATTTATTTATTAGATAATGTACGATTAATTATAGGAGAAGCTTTCAAAGGCAAGGCTATTGAAAGAGATTCCATTTTAAAAACGAAGTATAATATTTAAAAAAAATTTAAAATGGGAACATTATTAAGAGGGATTAGTGAAAGATACAATCCTCAAATTCATACAGAAGAGAAATCTCTTACTGTAAATATGGCTAAGCATATGGCCATTAAAAATAAGACTTTTGAACTTTTTGCAGAAAAGTCTAAATTCACATCATGGTTACGTTTAACAAAACGTGTAAACATGGGTGTTCGCGCTAAAAAAGTATTACAACATACAGGAGGCGAAAAGGTTTATGACAATGCTTATCGCATTGCTTATAAAGGCTCTTTATTTATTCCAGCTTATTGTTTTGGTAAATGTCAAATGGGTTCGTATTATACAGCCAATACTGATATGACAGCATTAGCTGATACAGCAGGTAGTGTTGATATTACTTATACTAATAGTATAACACAAGCAACTGTAAAACATGGTGTTGTTGGTACGATTGCTGTAAAGCATGATCCTGCTAATAATATTTTTGGGGATAAGTATAATCAAGGTGATGCTATTGCTTTGGGTAATTACGAAGGACCCGAATTGTTAGTTCAAGGAACGCCAGTTAAATCTAGTGCTGGAACGCATTATTTAGTTAACTTTATGGTTAATGGTTCTGCCGGATTGTTTGCTGAAAGTCAAATTGCCGCTGATGAATTATTACCTGAAAATGGTAACAGATTTGGTGAAGGCTCTATGAGAGGTTATCAAAGAGAAAGACGTACAAAATGGAGAATTAATTATTCTTTTATTTCACGTTCAACTCTTACTATTACTGGTTCTGCATTAAAACAACGTATTGCTTGGGTATATAATAGTGATGCACCTGGTTCAAAACTTTGGGAACTTGAAGCTGTAATGGATTTAAGAGAAATGCATGCTATTAATGTAGAGATGGCTTTACGTCATTCACGTATGTCAATGGATAATTCAAGTCATAAATGGTTTGAAGATTATGGTACTAATTTGTTAAATCTAAGTGGTTTTACAAGTGATTATGGTATTGTGGCTCCTGTTATTGGAGATGGTTGGATATCTCAATTACAAGATAGTTTAACTATATCTTATGATCCTAATGCTGACCTTAACATGGAAAAAATTGAGTTATTCTTAACCGTTTTATCTCAACGTTCACCTAAAGGGTCTTCAGGTAATGAGTTTATTGTTATAGGCGATAAATTAGCTCATATCAAATTAGATAAAGCTTTAAAATTATTAATTGGTTATTCTTCTTCTGGTACAGCTAATACTACTAACACTAATGTTGTTGTAGATGTAACTACAGGAAAAGAAAAGAAAATTGGCTTTACTTTAAGTAAATATGACTATTTAGATAATAGTATTACTTTTATTGAAGATGAATTGTCTAATCATCCTGCTTTTGCTCCTCAAAATGGTGGTATTATAGGAACAGGTACTATGTATTTCTTAAATGCAAGTGTTATTGATGGCGTATCAAACGTTGATGTTTTAGAAAGAGCCGATAGAGGTTTAATTGAAAAATATGTTGATGGTTTACATTCATTAGATCCTTCAAGAGACAAACAATCTGGAGCCTTTAGTGGTTTTGATGGTGGTCGTTTTGATATTCTTTCTGAAATGTTACCTATCATTTATTCAACTGAAAGTTGTGGTATATTAAAAGCTAGTGCTAAATTTACCGGCGGAGCCTTATCAGGCGAAGCCATAGCTTCTGAAAAAGCAGTTACTTGGCATTATTAAGATATTGAATATCTAGAATTTGCGGTGGTACTTTTGGGGGAGGTTAATCCCTTCCCCTCTTACCATCCTTAAAAAAAAAGAATAATAATTAATTTCAAAAAATCAGATAAAAAATGGAAACATTAAAAACAACAACTGCTGAAAAGCTATCACCCATCTCAAAATTACCTTTAAGTAAACTTACAGGTGTTTGGGAATTAACTTACAAAGTAAAAAATAGTCAAGGCCCTAAAGCGTTTG